GGGGTAGTGGGAATGTTAACAGTCGCGGTTGGATTTGCAATTCAGCAAATTCAATTTCATAATCGAATAACACGTAACCTGGTGACGAGGTGGTACTGGTCTTGGATAATAGGAATAATTCTCCATCTGAATAACTCGAGATGTCTTGACTCATTCCATAGTCCGTAGATTTCCAGTTACCGGTGATTGAAAGGCGCGTGGCATGGTTTGTCCATTGTGGTCCGATCACAGTATCTGGATCAGACAGTACAACTGCTAATAGATTAGATGAGGTCTGGTTAAGAAACACAGATTCTCGATTCTTGCTATGATAAAACAGAACATCTCCATTTGAAGACGTTGGACTGGAAGTGATGTAGTAAGCGATGATTTGTTTAAAACGAAATTTTGAATAATTCCGCATGTGATTGGATAAAACTGAATCTGCAAATGCCGCGGGGGTGAGTGGCGTTCCACCACAACACGTCCAAGTAGTTACAGCTCCTGTTCCAGTTGCTCCAAACATAAAATCTCTTCCTCTTACAATTACACCACTTCCTGTTGTAGAAACAATGCTCCTAGCTCCCCTAACACTATTACCGATCGCCACTGGGGCTGTGCTGACTTGAGTGACAGGTGCGGGGCTTTGTTTGCGTGGTGCCGTTGCCCGCTGGATGACGACACGATTCTTTGTAGAACTTTTCTTCTTTGATAATTTGACTTTAATTCCTTTCATGAGTATAAACTAACGCCGGCGTGTTAGAATATCCTGGATAGTGTAGGGCATTGATTGCCAATGTCTCGGCATCCCCTGAACATAATCCTCTCCACAGTCAATCAATCTATCATCGAATATTAATCTATCGAAATAATTTTCAACCTCGATTTGTTCGTCAGGAACAATTCCGAAAGCTGACCAAAAGCTAACACGACTCTCTGGCGTTATCGTGTCCACTTTGCGAAGATCTTCTAATCGCGTTAACATGCTGGATTTCGCATGAATGTGTTGTATGAAAGTATCGCTGCATTTCAACGAATTTCGAGAGAAATAACGAGCCATGGCTTCATATATAGGAACGCCTGAATGTAGCACAGAGTTACAAGAACCCACAGCATACATCCATTTACGCAAAACATCAGAATTCTGGACTGGAATGAGACACATCGCGTCTTTCCTCATCACAGCCTCCAAGTTCCTACACATCTTCCATCCGTGCTCGCATTTCACAGGATGAGTTTGGCAGAATTCCACTTCTTCTAAAACGAAAACAGGTTTCTCCATCTTCATTCTAAATCCGTAAATTTCAAACCAATCCTGCAAACCATTCTGAAAAGGTTGAAGTTGACTCTGATCCATGATAACGACACAGTCATCACCATTGTTCATTAATTCCACGTCAATCCCCTTCTCAGTACAGTAAGCAAAAACTAACCCACACATGATTAAACAATTCCCTAAACTGGTGTTCAAATCTCCTGAACTCCTGGTACCGAAAAGCTTATA